TAAGCTAAATACCTATCTATTCGCTTTTCTCAAAATTCATTGTCGCAATAGGCAGCGGCTCCTCTTCATGATTCTGATTATCCGTTACCACTTCTGATTGTCCAAAGAAACTAGGAGCAGAAGGAACTTTAGGCTTCTCAGCAGGAACCTCTGCCAGTATAGCCAGAGCTTTCAGCTCATCCAATCCCTTAGCCTTCAGCTGCTCTTCGCTGAACGGATTACGCTCATTGGCAGTGATCTTCTGAATCAATGCAGTTTTCTGATCCTGATGAGCCTTAATGCCAGAAAGCAGAACATCACGCATACCTTCAGGTGCATTGGCAATATATTCTTCTACAGTTGCTTCTTCATTCACAGCCGGTTCTTCAACCTTCTTAGGATTTTCAGTTTTGGTTTCCACCTTTTCTTTCTTTGCAGGCTCTTCAATCTTCTTAGGATTTTCATCAGCTTCGTTAGAAGTCATCCAACCAAGCTGATCCTCAGACATCTCCATCAGCATTTTTCTCTGCTCTTCAGTCCAAGGCGACTTTTCATTTGCGATCAATTCATCAATAACCTTCTTCTTATCCATGTCACAATCCTCCTGACTTTGTAAAAAATTTCCAATCAGCTCACCATCTATAAGCTGATACTGTATTACCTTCGTAGCCTCCTTTCTCATACCAATCAATTTAATATCATCATCTTCTCCCTCATATTTTTGATAATAATATTTACCACCAATATCGTAAATAAAAAATGTATCCCAAATATCCACTATCCAAGCATCTTCCTCAATTTTATTTTGTAATTTACTACGAACATCTTCATGACTTATTTCATTCTGCAAAGATGATTGAAAAGCTCTAATTGCATTCTTAACTGATCCCTCTCCAATCATTTTACTTCCACATTTAGGACATGTTTGACTTGTACATGGAATCCCACGCTCATGTGAAGCAGAAGCTCCACACTTAGGACAAATACAAGTATCTGTTCCACCATCTCCCTGTTTTGGACCTCCTTGCCCCTGTCCTTCTCCCCGAGCCAAAGCAACCATTATTTCACTAAACTCTCTGGAGATATTTTCATTTCTCAAAAGTCCTGCACCATCCTCTATTGAACAAGCTCCCTTAAGGTCCGGAAGAATAGCAAGATGATCAGGCTTATAATTTCGTGCTATAGACTTATAAACTTCACCATTCCATTCACCTTCAGTATCTTCATTCTCAGTAAAAAGACCTGTACTGACCTCCATCATTTGTCCTGATTGAATGGCATCAAGAACACGTTCATCAACTAGCTTTGTTTTCTCTTCATCAATCCAGCATTCCGTCTTAAGTTTGCCATCTACCCACTTGGTATTCATCAAAATACCAATTCTCTGTTTTTCAAGAATGACTGGATCACAAGCCGAAAGACTTATGCCATTCATCTGAGGATGATATACTACCACAGGTTTAGTATTCCAAATGGCAGGAATTTTAGATAATTCATTAGCTGGATAATAAAGAGGACCTTGTGTACCTTCATGAACTCCCTCAGTCATCATTACACAAGGTACTACAAGATATTGCTTTCCTTCCAAAGTCTCATATCGTGTCTTGGCTTTGTCTGTTTTAAGATTCAATGTTACATTAGAAAAAAGCGTTACCATTTCTTCATCTCCCTCTTCATTATTGGCCATTATAGCCTTATGCATCGCATCTGCTTCCGCTTTGGTTGGAAAGCACTTAATAATTGAACCTTCTGGTTTATCTGTTTTGGAACCAGGCTTTTTAGGATGACCATGAACCACACACCATTTATTCCCTCGTTTTTCAACTCTATTGGTGGTGGGTATGTCTAGTATTTCGTTTGTTACTAGATCAATTGTGCTCTTCATTGAGCTCCCAATAAAAAAAGGACCAATCTCATTTCCAAGATGTGGTCCTTCTTTCTTGAAGGCTCCTACGTTCTCTAAATATAGTATAGCCTATAAATCAATAAATGTAAAGAAAAAATCTAAAAAATTTTTTAATCATCTCGATTTCTTGGATCACTATTTAAAAAAACTACGATCATTATAACACCAAGAAGCAATCCTAAAGTGAAAGCTATACACAATTCCATTATGAATTCTCCGGTGGTTTTAGCGTTTCCTCCGAACGTACTAAATCAATCATACCACGTTTAATCTCAATGGTAATTTTTCCGAACCATCTCCGTTTCTGAGAGGACACTAAAAGACCTTTAATCCAATGTAATTGTTCCTCTTGCTTTCTCAGTATATTTGGATTCTTACTTGGATTGATCGTGGTCATGCTCATTCTCTTTCTCTTTCTTTTTAGGCGGCGCTATATTGCTAACATAAGTATCCTTCTTCTTTTTAATTGTCTTTTTCTTGGGTTCTGATTCTTCAGCTTTCATTACTGATTTACCTCCTGTCAAATCAAGGTATGTTCCAACATTTTTCAACTCCTCACCTATCTCATTATATTGCTCTGTCATTCGAGCTTGTGTTTGATGGACTACAGACTTAGCGAACATAGGATGAGTCAAAGCCTTGAACTGAAGAGCAAGAAGTTTACCTAAATGCTCATACATCTTACACAAAGAAAGAAAATGCTCCTTACAATTGGTTATTGCCTCCAGGTTATTGAATGGTAGTACTGTTTTTCTTTTCGCAATCATCTTCATTTTCCTTTCAACTTATTACTTATAGCCTTTTTCTATACAGCTATTCCTTAGACTTCTTTTTTGGTTGACGTATAATTATAATTTGATCCAAATTATTCCAACCAAATTTGTCAGCACTCTCGGTTTCCTTTTTCAAAATCTTATCCACATCCTTTTCCGACCTTTTCTTTACCATCAGATTATTTCCAATTCAATTAAATCCACACCCTCTTTTACTCCATTGGACACACGTTTAACTACTTTAAAATTGGTGGCTCGGGGCAATAGCATTTCCATTTCCGGTACCACAGTAGTACCTTCACCAAGATTTTGAAAATCCAGATACATCGCACGGTTACCTTGCGGTATTCTTATTTGCAATACAGCTCCCTGTCCTCCATTCTCCGTAACAAATTTCCGTGCCACTCCCGATTCCAAGCTGGTTGAGGAATATCCTAAATCAGTAAATTCCATTCCTATTTGAAACTGCTCATCCAGCGTACTACCAGGCTGAAATCCAATTCCCCGAAAAGTCTGAACATCATTTGACAAGGGAACCATAATATCATCAATAGCATTTACTGTTTTATTGTATTCATCTGATAGAGCCATACCTGACCTCAGGTCCTTGTTCAGCTTCCTATATGAGTTCTTGTATTTCTTAACCCCAGCCACTTGTGAGGATGTCGCATTCTGAGCCACCTTCTTCATTGTTGGTAGTTCCTTTCCCACCCAACTTTCCACATTGTCCGCATATTGCCTCATACTCCAATTAGAACGCCATTTAGGAGGTTTAAGTAGAGTTGTCGGTGCAGAAACCGGCGGTGCAGCAGGAACAGCCTTAGGAGTCTTCGGCTGCTTGATCTTGATCTGACCTCGCGCCAATCTCATTTTCTTATCTGAACGCTCACCCACATTGGCCGGTATCCAAGCACAACGGCAATTAGGATGGCGTGGTATTAAACCTCGTGCTTGCTCAACTGTCATTATTGTACCTTCCAATTCAGCACATATCGGACATACTAAATCATCGCCCGCTGTACTCCATTCAGCCATTACAGTAATGCCTTCAACACCTAATTCCTCAAACGAATCTAATTGACCTTCAGCATGAGCAGCAATAACCTCAGTCCGAGCCAATACCAATGCTCGTTGTTTGGTAATACCTGTAACATTCTTACTTAATTGACGTGCTATCTGTCGTGGTCCTAATCCTGAACCAATGCCGGCCGCAAGTATTCTATTCATCTGCTGAGACATAACAGCAGTAATTCCTCTTAACTCTTCAAACGACCTGGTAAATAGAAATTGAAGTTTATTTAATCTCTCTCCCTGCATAAATGCTGATTCAAGGAATTGGCTTTTTCTTCCTCTATAAAATTCAGGTGATTCAGCCATTGCTTCCTTATGTGTCTCTTTATAAGCTCTAATTAGACCTTTTCGATATGCTGAATCAACATATTTAGCCGTCCATGGCCTTCCTTTTACATCAACACTTAAAATATTTTCATCTATTTGTGTGGTAAGCCATTTTCTAAATGATGTTAGTTTTTGCTCACTGGTTAAAAATCGCCAGGCTTGTCTTTCAGGAAGTTGATTAAGAATAGGCTGCTGCTGAAGAAATGTCATAGGCTCGTTCTTTTTCAAACCTAATACATCTTGATCCACAATTGCTTTAATGGTAAGACTACGTACTTCGTAAAAACGTCTCCGCATTTCTCCCATATACTTTTTACGAAGTGTGGTCGTTCTGGTTGGATCGTATCTTAGTAAAGTCATAATCAATTATTCCTCATTCTCATCCTCATCCTCATTCTCATCTTCATCAATTTCTATTTCTCTTGCCTCCTCTTCCAATTCCCGTTGGCGTTTCAATGCTGCTTCTGTAATCTCTTTTACCTGTTCAGGAGTTAAATCTGCAAATAGAGTTAAATATATTTCTTCAGGAATCAATTCATTCACGTTACCAGAAATATATTTGCTAAATGCTTCTGTCTGTTTAGCCATTACATCAGCTTTATCCTTATCAGATGGAGCCGCAAGATCAGGCCATTTAATTTCAACTTTTTCTGGTTCTGAAAGAACACCAACAATGATTAACCTATTTATAAGAGGACGAATAATAGATGGAGAAAGATATTTATTTTGTCTACGAGCAATACGCTTGTTCCATGCTTCCACATCCTTAGAAGATGCAAGTTTGGCCTGTTCAGCACCCATAAAAATACGCTTAGGAATTCCAAGAATGATGGCAATTACTTCCAACTGAGCCTCAACATGAAATTTTGGATTGGCAACTTGTGGTTCTAGACTCTTTGCAGAAACTCCTTGAACAGTTAAATATCTTTGGAGACCATTTGCAAAATCAGCTATTGTTTCTTTTAATGTATCCAACTGAGTTGTGGAAAGTGGCTTGGCATTCGGGTCCATCTCAAAACTATATCCTGGAAAACCTCCTTTCCAGAACATCTCACCTGAACCACCCATAATCTTTCGCAAATCATATAGCCTATTAAATAATGTCTGCATTCTTGGCACACCATATACTTCCGAACTCTTTTTATTATCAGCGACGTGAATAACTCGTGACCAATGGACCAATTGTTCCTGTGAGGATACTTCTGTAATTTCGCCTGTATTCGTTCGGCTTTTTGTAACTGAATCAAAACTAACACTATACATCACAGGCTTTCCAAACCTGGGATTGCTTGAATCTCTTTCCAATCCTTTTATTGTTACTTCAGACTCACTAAATACACGGACAAAAAGTAATTCATGTTGAGGATTTCCAACCTGGTTTCCCTTTTCATCAATTCCGTCAATAGGTTGATCTAATGACTTTCCATCATCAAATCCTAAAAGCATTATTCCAAACCGCCCTATACCACTTAGTTCATCAGCCTTCATCATATATGTGTATAGTTGGCGTTCCTGTTCAAGCTCTTTCCATTCTTTTTCAAATTCAGTTTCGTCTGGTTCTTCAGTCTCATAGACTTCTGGATCATTTACCCAACTTTCTTCTGGAAAAATACCAACTACTCGTGTTGCCAATCCTTCTCTATCGTACATTAATTTGTACTGTTCTGTAGATAAGGTTTTTGGATAACCACATTCAAGATCAATATCCCTACGGCTGTCTATAAGCTTATTCAATAATGAAGAACGCGTTAGACTGGCATTTGTTATTATATCAAATACCCGAGCCTTTTCAGCTTTGTTCAATGCCAAACCATCATTTCCTTTTTTGGTCTTTTTGACTCTTAATACCTTTTTCGCCATTACCATACTCCTATTCTTCCTGTCTGTGTTAGGACGGTAAATGCTCCACTACTGGCATCCACCTGATCTTTATATTTACTGTTTGGAAACAATATCAATTCATTTAAATACGTTACATTCCATTCTGCTTTTCGCATAAATACATTATGAACATTCACCTGAGACGAGAATGGTAATGCTCGTGTTATTTTATCTCCTGTCGGTCTTACTATCTCCGTCATAAGTCCTGCAAGATTGCGAGCAGTATTTTGAGCTGATTCCTTTCCACCTGATCCTGGTTCTTGCTCAACCCCAATAATAACATCAGGTCCATCCATTTGGGCTGTCATTTTAATTAGCTTTTCACGTTCTCCTGAATCCATTTGAACTCGAATTACATCATCAATCCAAAACCTATTATTTTCATCCTGTCCCATTAATACACCTACAGTATATGCTCCTCCTCCTTCGGTTCCTGCCTTATCCCAGAATCTTACCTTTATTACACAAGCTGGCACACCTTCCTCAATATGTATTCTTTCAACCTTAAACATTCCTCCTTCAGGTGGTACAGGTGTTTGAAGATACTGGCCAGCATATCCGTACTCAAGAAGTTTATCGTGGGCTTCATCCAATACTGAGCGTGACATTCTAATAGGATCAAGAAGTTTTGTTCCTTCTTTCTTAGAATCTGGTTTATATTTTCTTCTAAGTTTTCTGGGCCTGATTGTTTTCTCAGTTTTTTTATCCACTTCAGCTGGTAAATTGATATGTTTAACTTTCGTTTTTTTCTGATTCAACATATCTGCTGTTGGATCATCCTCATGAAGTCTCTGCATTATCAATATTGTAGGTGTAATATCCTTATCAACTTTTCTGGAACTGAGTGTTTCCCTAATCCATATATTAGCCTTTTTCAATTCAACTTCACTGGCAGCTTCTTGTGGATTTAATGGATCATCAATAATCAGAAAATGACCATGGTATCCAGTTACAGCTCCACCAGTTGATGTGGCATATCTCATTCCCTCTTGCAAATTGACAAAATGTCCTTTAACATCCTGATCTGGTGCAAACTCAATATTAAAAAGCTCTTGATATTTTTCTGATTTAATTACATTCCGCGAACGCCGTGATAAATCCAATGAAAGAGCATGTGCATACGAACCACAAATACAACGAGTTGAAGGCATCCTAGTCCATGTCCATGCAGGAAACATAATTGAACAAACAGTTGATTTTGTTGAACCAGGAGGTACATTAATTACCAAATCATATAATTTTGGTTGATTTGTAAATACTCGTTCAGCTACTTTCTGCATTTCATTACAAAGATATGAAATATGCCAATTCCATACTGGTTCTTCCGGTACTATGACATCCCAGAAATATTGGACAAAATCAAAAAATGAATCTTGGAGAATGGATGCTTGAAGCTGTCGTTTACTGATCTTAGGAATAGTAGCAGTTACCATTATTTATATTTACTAGGTATCATTATAGTATCATGGTATTCTATCTGTTTCTTTCGTAGCGGCCGTATTTTCTTTTTTCTACTCTTCACTACTCTTTTTCTCTTTCATCTCTTCTAGCATACGTTTTCGGACTTCTAGCGGTATGGATTTAAGTTCATCTACAGAGATAAGTTCTTCGTTTTGAATTTTAAGTGGATTCTTACCACCTTGAATGATTGTCTCTTTGGAAGGTCTATATCCTCTTTCCACATATTTACGTTCAAGAAGCCATCTTGCTGTTCTGGAGGCTGTTCCGAAATCGATTCGCTGTGTCATCATTTCGGATATAGTTTCTTCAGCAATATCAGCAACACGCTCTTGCTCTATTCTTATCGCCTCTTGCGCATCCTCTGACCTCTTGATAAGTCCATAAGTTGTCTGATATGATCTATTAATTCTCTCCGCAATAATACGAATACTTCCCTCCGAATCCTTAATGGCCTTCAATAACTGATTAAAAGTTATTTTCCTTTTCCTTTTTACTTTTACCTTCTTTTTGGACTTCCTTTTTCGTATTCGTGTATGAAGTGCGCTCATTTAATCCTCTTCTTTTAATCGGCATAAAAACCGTTACTCATATCTATTATTACTTAAAAAACGCACAATTAAAAGAAAATTCTTAAAAAATTTTTTATGTGTATGTTGTTATATTGACTATAAGAGATATATCTATTCAGATATATCTCTTAATATAATCAATAATCAGTTTAGTGTAAAAGGTGATTTTTTTTTATTTTTTTCTATTATTTATCTCTATTCTCTACTCATTAAAACATTCCAATCATAAATAGCTTTCCTTTCCTTTTCCCAAATAGCTTTCCTTTCCTTTTTCCATCCCTCATCATATTTTTTATATGTTTTCCATTTTTTGGGATATGAAAATACTGCTCCTCTTCGTCCACATCTATTACAACAAACTTGAATATATCGTTTGTCTGCTTTATTTCTTCCACTCAATCTTGCATATCCTCCGCAAAGACATTTCAATACCAAATCTGTTGATACTTCAATAATGATTCTCTCTTTACATTGAAGAGCATAATATACCTCATCACAAGCCTTTTTTGCTTCTCGAAGAGACTTCAGTTTTCTTTCTTTAAAACTCTTGATGGCTAAGAGTTTTCTTCCATCTCTAATCAATATAATTTCTTTTTCATTAAGTTGTGTTTTCATATTAATCTCTCCTGACATGGTCCTTCCATCAATTCCGCTGCCCAACTATTTGCTGGTATATTATCCAATATATCCTGTGGCATTTTAAGATGGGCGATTGTTGGATTGACTCCTATTCCTGAATATTCTGGATTCATCAACCACCAATTGTTTATGATCTTGAAAGTGTCCATATATTCAACATCCCATATTACCTTTCCATCTGGAAATACTACTATTGTTACTGGTTTAACCTTTCTTTTATTCATTTTCTTCCAATACATGAATTCCATTTATCAATACCTTTTCTTTCCAACCACAATTACATGGAAATCCTGTTGTGATTGCTTGACATCCTGGTTGGTGTCCTTTATTTCTTAGAAGAAGGAGGGTGTTTCTAAGTGCTGTTTTCAAAGTTTCTGTTTGCTCTTTTTCTTCTCTAAGTTTACACCAGAGATCATAACAGCTTTCACATTCAGGATATGGATTCTGATAGTCTGTCATTTTTTATATCCTACAACTCAATATCCATTAACCATTTTTCTCCTTTTGGCGGTGTATTTTTTGCTCCATATGTTCGTATAAAATGAGCACGGGTAACATCTTTTAATGGCCCTGGACCATGCCACATATTTTTCAATAGATGTGGAGTCTTTGAACTGGGATAGACAACACAATTATTGGTAATATCATCAAAATTATCAGCACAAACCCATACCTGAATAAGTTTCTTTTTCATTATTTTTCTTCTAACCATATTTCCATAATTTTATACCGTCCATTTTCAGACTTTTTTTGAGCTTGTCTCTTGGTTGTATAAACTGGAACTACTCCAATCAACTTTGTTTTTTCATTGTAGCTTGGCACACTTATCTGTCCACCAATTCCTTCTATCTGTATATCTTTCAATAATCCTAAAACCAAATATCCTTTTTTCACCTTACTTCCTTTTTTAACTTTTTTGGGAAGATGTTCGTCCTCGATACTGTCTAGTGTTACCTTGTTTTTGACTATGAGCTTGTCGAGCTTCTTTCTTCATTTCAGCTCTCTTGATCTTGCGTCGTGGGCGATTGCCTTTTGGATTGCTCTTTTTCATTTTGCTTCCTTTCCTTATACTCTCTTAAACAACTACTGCATAACCAAATATTTTTAACCTTTTTTACTCCCTGATTACGTCCACATAGCTCGCAAAGAATCTTATTCATATTTCCACCATTATCATATTCATAAACCATATTTTCCTCTATTCTATTATCTTTTTAAAGAAAATAATTTCTTCTAAATCCGCTCTAAATGCCTGATTTCGGCTGTTTAGAGCAGTTTTCCGTTTCAACACGTAAAATTTTTTAAATTTTTATTAGACATTTAGCTTATAATAGTTATACTTATAATAGAAAGATAAGATATAAAAAAGTAAACAGAAAATAAGGACTTGAAAATGAGATTGACAG